CCGATCCATCAAGTACCTTGAATGATTTTCCAACAGGCAGTGATAAAAATAGATAATTTCTTCCGGTTACGGAAATTGTATTGAGATATGATGCTGATCCAAAACTAAATGCAAAACCGGTCACACCAGAAGGATCAAACGTCTTCCCTGTGTACTGCCCTGCTCTATATGGATTCGGCTGTGGCAATGGACAAGCCGAAAGATTCTGTCTGGAAACCGGTGACTGTTCGCCTGTGTCTTCCCAAAGTCCTGTAATCGTATTCAAAATTTGTTTCTTGGAATAACCTTCTTGCATACCAGTGTTACTTCCATCTGCAACCACGCAATGAACAATGTCAACCCATCTGGTCTGTACTGTCGGTCTTGGTGGGTCTGGCGGTTTTGGCTTGGTAACTGTTGGCTTTTCATTGAAGATAATTGCTGTTCTTCCTGAAGGTGGACAATATCCACAAAGCGTATCATCAGAAACGTCAATTGATCCGTCTTCGTTTATGGCAATTATACTGAACAACTGTCCAAAATAATCTTTCAGCATAAACCCGATTTCAATTATCGCTTCATCTGCACCTAAATCATTCAAATCTGTTGGCTCAACCCAACCCCGAAATGTAGCCGGAACAGTTGGAACACCGGCAACGCCTTCTGATTCTGGCACACCTGCAACTTCATCTGTCAATAGATAAAAATCCCTCAGTATGGTTTCCCATGCTACTGAAGGAGTTTTGATTACTGCTATGTCATTGGCAATTATAGGCCAATTGGTTGATATGGTTGAAGACATTATGCAAATGTTAAGATAATTATCAAAGGTAAATCATTGTGAGCCAATCCGTTTAGGGTAACTACGTTTGCAAGTTCCAGTATTCCAGAATAAGCATCCTTGAAGGGAACTAACATCTGATTACCTGTCAGACCAGTTGCCTTGACCGAAACATGATCAATCGTAACACCTGTAAGGTTGTGGGTAATTTGCAGACTGTTTCCACCTTCACCTACTGCTGCCATTGTCCAACCCAAAGGAGCAACAACCGTTCCGGCAAGTCTGACTGTAATGTCGGTTGCAGCCGGTAACAGAATTACGAACGTTCCCTGTTTCATGTTTGCCAACCGTTCAATTTCTGTAATTGCAATCAAGTCTTTGCCGGTTACCTTGGCAACAAGGTTTGTGAGGTCTGAAGACTGAACAACATCATCAACGCCCAACTTTTCAAGAATAGTCTGTTCAGTTTCATCTCCGGTATTTACACCTGACTGTTCAGACAACCAGTTTTTCATTTCTGTGGTAAAATCTTCTGTGGACAAGGATTTGCCATTTATTTTCAACACATAGTTAGATAGGTTCTGGTCACCGGTATTCTCACCTTGAAGACCTAAAAGCACCTTTAAAACTGCTATTGAAATGTATTGTGGTGTGCCGGAAGCATTTGTAGGGTTTCCAATCACCGATAAGGCATCCATTGCAGCCATTTTTACCAAGGTAACCGATCCATTCGCAAGCGACAACGTACCGACAATCGGTTCAAGGGTAATTAAGTCTTCGAGAAACCAATACAGTACACCGGCAATATTAACAAACAATCCGGCTGAACGTGATCCAGTCGGAATACTTGCCAAAACGTCTGCCGTATCTGTGTAAGGCACTCCATCTTTTAAGAATCTTTCGTCAACCGGTGACTGTGATTCTGGATAAAAACCGATTACAATAGGTGTTCCTGACATGGCTTAAAATATAAAGGTTACTGTAAATCCTGAAACTGTTGCTGCTCTGTGGAGCGTATAAATTGAGTACTGAGAAACGATACCGTTAATGGTGAAATCCGTAGCCGTTTTGACAAAACCAGATAAAATTTCAAATCCGTTGGTGTCTTTGATGCTTGCCAAGTTTCCATATACTGAAGGAAAGGCAAAACAGAATCTTCTTCCATTGACGTTGTAAACAATGGTCTGATTTGCTTTCAGCGCATTGATAGAATCCATTGCCTTTACGGTGACTTCTGAAGGGTTTTCATTTTCAACTGATCCTAAGTACATTGGCATTAATTGGTTCGGATCATTACCGGTTGAAGGGTCTGTATTTGGATCATGGACAACAATTTCACCTGATCCGTTAGAATCAATTATCCTTGCCTGAGTGTTGATCGAATCTGCTGTGGCGTAAGCAATATTGGAATTTTGAGTTTGCTGATTGACTGCCTGATCGACTGTCAACTTTTCATCCCATACAAATACTTGGCCTGAGAAGGGTGTGTAATTTGCATTGTCAATTCCATTGTCTTCAATCAACTTTGTCAGAAGGTCGAATGATCCGTATGTATTGAGGCAAATATCTAACAGACTTTGCCCTGTGACTGCTTTATACTGTAACATTTGGCGTAATTATTAATTGTCCGTTTGCATCAAAACTAACACTTGGTCTGCAACTATATCCATCGGAAATAAGCTGTAATTTCATTGTTCTGGATAGTTCTTGCTGAACTCCCCTGCCTTTGAGATACCTGAAGATTGATACACCGTCAGTTGGGTTTTCTTTCCACCATCCCTGACTTGCATTTATCGTGTCAATAACGTGTTGAGTGTCAGACTCAACCAGAACAAGATCATTGTTCGATACTACAATGTCATTGTCGTTCAGTTGTAAATCATGTCTAGCTGCCATGTGTTATTTTCGTATTTTCAAGTTCAGAAACTTTTGTTTTGGACAGGCTTTTACTTGACCATTGAGTTGACAGTACCTTCAAAGCAAGGCCACCATCTGCCGGTGTAACAACCCATGATGCAAATGCCTGTTTCAGCGTATTCATATCCTGTTCAATGGTGTTCATTTTCTTGACAAGTTCTTCGATCTTTATCAGGCCACCAAACGAACCATCATTGAATTTGATCTTGGTCTTGGCATCAATGGTAATATTTTCAATTTCGGAATACTGGCAAACAAAGGCTTCCAGATTGGCAGAAAATATGATCTTCACAGAACTGCCAACAACCGGCTCAATCAACAATCCATCATCAACGACTGCCATTAGTTTTACTGTGTTCAGTTGATATTCTGTATGTCCGGCAATAACGGTACACGAACAGATTCTTCTTGGTACGTCCACTGAATTGACTTCTGCATCAACGTATGTGACCGGATCAACTTTGTGCTGTCCGGTCATTTTGATGATTGCTTCTATAATTGCCCTGTCGCTCATATCGTTATTTTATAATCAAGCTGTACGACCTGCCTTAATCCATTGACTCCACCAGAATACTCCACACTTTTTACCTTGTAAACTCCATTCCTTTCTGGCAAAATATCATCTTGGATTTCAGCATTGTCACCCATTTTTACAAACGGTATTCCAAATGTAGTAAATTTACCTTTGAATCCTGAGTAATAATATTTCCTCAATTCTGCTACTGCTAATTGCTTCAATTCGTCAAGCGACTTGGCAAATGGATAGGGAAGTGTCATTCGTTCTCCACCGGTGTTTGGTGGGTAGTCTTCGTCTTTTTTCTTGATGAAATATGTCGGTTCATCACTTCCATTTCGTAGGGTTACCAGAACTTCAAGCCGGACACACTTGGTCTTGGCCTCACCTGTCTTGGTGAACTTGCCGGTTTCTTCTTCAACCTTGTTTGAGGCAATAATGGATAGGGTAATGTCTTCCTTACGCTTGTATTCCAGACTTTCGGAAATGATGTTCTTCTGGAAAGCAAAGATATGGCGTTTGGCTTCGGCTTCCCGATACACCATGACACCACAACGCAATTCGTCACCCCTGAAGTAACTTTCAAAATGGTAGGTCTTCCTGATTCTGCCAAGAACTTCTGCAACCGTTTCATTGCCAACCCGAAATTCGCCAAACGTTGTTTTGGTGAGGGTGTTTACTGTGTACGGTGTGCCTTTCAACAGGAACTTCAGAATATCTTCCAGTGTGTCGGTTGCCTTGAAGGTGTGAATAGGACAAGGCAGTTGCTTCAGCTTCCAGAAATTATCTTCGCACTTGAATTGGATAGGTTTCTTACTGGTCACTTCAGAAATGAAACCTTCAAACAGGTGACTATCATCATTCGGATTCCATGTTCCTTCAAAGATTTCACGCCCTTTGTGAATGTACCGGTAACCGTAGTCGATTACTACCCTATCGCCTCTCATTAACAGTGGCGTATCGGTGAATCCACCGATATTTACGTTCGTTCCAAATAAAGGAACAAGGTTGTTATTTTCATCCCTGACGTAAAGGTTCTTTGGAACTGTTACCGTTCCCTGATTGGTGAAGTCACGCCAAGAATCTGTGCAGGTAAATTCATGCACAAAATCAAACCAAAGAGTCCGGTTTCTTTTCGGCTTGTCCTTGATTTGAGTTACCTGAGTGATCGTTATATCAATTATTACCCTATACATCAGATTCCGGTTATTTTTAATTCCTGTGGGGTGTCTGAAATTGCGTTCAGGCTGAATGTCTGGTAACTGTAACCACCTTCATCCTGTTCTAAACTACGATCTTCAAATACGACCGTATAAATGTCGATGTTATTCAGGAACTCACTGATTACCGGTATTGGAACAGGAGCATGAACAAGTTTCTTCAGTGCAGCAACTTCATCAGCCGGATAGTGACCGTTTGCACCGGTAATGATGCCTCTGAATGAAATCTGAGCATCACCTTCACCAATGTACTCTTTCACTGTTCCATTTCTTCCCTGAATTTCAGTCTTGACAATGTTTCTTGGAAAGGTTACACTGCATAGAATTGCTACAAACGTAATAACCGGAACAGTGATTATGTTTCCGGTTTCCAGTTCCATGTAGGTAGTTGGATTGTTCTTATCGCCAAACGTCACATCAATGAATACTGGCGTTCCTAGTTCTGATTTATACAAGGCACTGTTGGAAGGATCAAACTGATCAATCTTGCCGTTAAAAGGATTTTCCTTTTTGTTGTTCCTGATTTCAGCAAGCATCGTTGTCGCAATGATCCCTGCCGATCTTCCGGCAATCATGCCTATTTGCAGTTCAGAAACTTTCGGTATAAAAAACTGTTTTGGTGTCATAATTTCTAATTGTCAGCAACCATTAAACTGTCATGAGTAGCACCGACAAGAATAGCCGAAACCTGCTCTTTTAAACTTCCTAGACCTTCTTTGATGTTCGTGGTTGATATAGTGAATCCTGAGATTAAAGGAGCATTATAAGCAACGTGAATGTTGATTGTTTTCTGTCCTTCTGCCTTCGTCTTTGGTTCAGCAATATATCCATCTGCACCGGCCTTGCCTGTCTTTCCAACAGTCGTTTCAGGAATAAGGCTTTTTGCGCCTGTTTTAGCGAAACTTTCAACTCCCTTGGCCTTTCCCTTCTCCCATGCTTCAGAAATGTTTTTACCGGCATCTGCTGCTGCACCAATGACCTGACTAAGACCTTCCTTCATTGCGCCAAAATCGAAGGTGAAAATTCCTTTGTAGATCAAGGCAATTCCGGCAAAAATATCATAGATAGTACTTCCAAATGATTTCATCACTTCCCAAACACCCATGACCGTTTTCCTGAATCCTTCAAAGTTATTCCACGCCCAAATGACCCCTGCGACTAATGCTGCAATACCGGCAATAACAAGTCCTAACGGATTGGCTGTCATGGCTACGTTCAACAACCATTGTGCTGCTGCCCATGCCTTTGTTGCAATGGTTATGGTGAGTATCAAACCTGCACCAACCGCAAGCATATCACCAATCAATGCCATTGTTTTTTCGTGTTCCTTCATCCATTCAAAAGTGTTCTTGATTCCCTTGGCAAACATTTCCATTGCAGGCATGATTTTCTTGGCAACTTCCATTGCAAATTCACCAACTGCCAACTTAGCTGAACCCATCATCTTGTTGTAACGTGCAATCGGATCAGCATTGAACATGGATTCTGCAACACCCTTATAACCTGAACGTGCAATTGCTTCAATCATGTATTTTTGTGACTCAATCAACTTGCCACTGGCTTGTAGTGAAACGATCTTCTGTTTTTCTGCATCTGTGAACATCACACCGTATCGCATCATCTTCTGAAGACCTTCTGCCGGACTGTTCAATGCCTTACCGTACATGATTGCCGTTTCTGTCAGACCATGATTGGTTTGCTTGGCAATATCAGCAACCATTCCCATTGAAGACTGAAATATGTCCTTGGTAATAGCCGGAAATGTCAACAACTGTGAAGCCATATCCATGATCTCAACCCTTCCGGCCTGAATCTTTCCACTCAATTCCTTGGCATATTTCTGTACGTCCTGAAGACCAATTCCGGCTGTTTCATTTGTGGCTCGCAAGTTGGCTTCTACCTTGGCTGTTTCCTGTTCCAGTTCATGAAACTTTTCAACGCCTTCCTTAACAAATTCCCAACCTTTGAAAATTGCAAAACCGATGCCTAGTGCTGCACCGATTGACCCTGCCATTGCTTTTACACCGCCAAGGGTTGATTCAAGTCTTGTTGCATGAGCGTTCGCATTGTCCAGTGCCGGTGCAAGATTTCCACGAAGGTTTAAGATATATTCGACTAGGTTTGTCATTAGCTGAATTTTACTTGATGAATGGTTTCCAGATAGTATTTCGTTTGACCCCAAGCCTGACAAAATTCTTCTTCACTGAGGGTTTCCGGTAAAATATGAAGGCAGCACCTTATGAGCGCTGCCATTCGTGCGTAGGGCGCACTAGAATTTGATATTTCGTAGTCAGCTATTTTTTTTTAAAGCTGTTCTTGATTACGTCAATCATTGTCATGCAAACACCTGCCATTCCCAAACGGAAACCGTCACATGAAGGAGAAGTTGAGTATGTTCTTTCGTCACTTTCGTCCTTCAGGGTTAATGCTTCCCGAAGTTCTTCAGCAGCCATGAACATTCCTACAGAGTTAATTTTGTCCATTGCGACAACTTTTTGAATGTACGTTGGGTCTTTCAAGTAGCCAACAACACGTTCGTTGGTTTCTTCAATGATCCCAATGTAGATGTGAACTTTTGGAGTTGAATATTTCTTGGCAAGATCAATGCAGATTTCTTCAGCATCCAAATATTCCTTTTCAGTTAATTCAGCCGGTAATAATTTTGCTTTGTCCATTATCGTTCTATTTGTGCAATGATTAAAGGAATTTTTACTGTCAACTTAGTGTCACCCTCTTTGGCTGTGAAAGGGTCTTCCATAAACTCAACGGCTCTCAGTACGTCAACCGTAGCATCTGCAACTGAATTACCATAAGTTACCGGAATATCAAACCATCCAATAGAAAGTGGATCACGACTAGGTGAGGCTGCAATCACTCTTTTCCATTCATCAAGATAGATTTCAATTGAACCTTCACACTCTTTTCTACCATAACCCCTACTGACTGGCTGCGAACCTGCACCGTAGTTGTTAGTTTTAGCTTGCTTGCGGTTGTATTCAATACTCACAATCCCTGCAACCGGCACACCAAACAAGGTGAATGCAATGGTTGACCAAGAATAAGCAACTCCGTTAATTAGTGGTGTCATAGCTTTCTATTTAAAAGAGATTGGTATCTGAATATTTCTCGCAATACCGTTTTCGTTCAACTGTACATTGACAATTAACGTGTTGGTAGTCGTTACGTTCTGACTTGGATCAATGTAAACATCTTCCTTTACAACTTCACCTAAGTCCTGTTCCCTTGACATTTGGAATAGAGGTTTCAATGCCTGACTTTCCAAAAAGGCAATGGTAGTGTTTGCAAGCGTACCGTCACTGTTCTTGATCAACTTACTTTTCAGGTAAGGAATCAAGGCAGTATAGATACCCCTGATAGCTTTGTCGATTACTCGGTTGTCATTGATATAGGCATAGTCCGAACTTCCAGAACAAGCACAATGGTTGTCATTGAAGAAAGTACCTGCATAGCCTACATAGTTCTGTCCGAAGATGTGTCGTTTTGCATCAATAGCATCTAATGCAGAATCCGACAAAGCCGGATCACTGAGTAGTTGACCATTTGCAAAGGCCGGAACATCGTTTTCAGTACCATTGCTGATATTGAATTTTGCCGGTTGCCCGAAGTCTTCAGATACAGCACTCAGCGACAGCATACCTAACGCAATACCAAGTTGAGTAACAGACTTGCCGGTTGTAAGGTAAAGGAATGCACCTAAACCTGCACCGTCTTGTCCGATGATCGAACTGACTTTATTTGCACTCAGCACAGACAGATCAGCAACGGCAGTAATGTCAGTGACCAGTTTCATGTCAGCAGCATACAAAGCCGAAAGAGGCTTGTGCCTTGCATCGTTGTAGGTCTTGATGATACCGTCAATTGCAGTCAGGTCACCACTTGCATAGGCAGCCGAATCTTTGAAGATTCCTACTTGCCTGATTGAGCCGTTTGCTGCGGTTTGCAACAAAGTTATCTCAGCAAAGGTGTAAGGAGTTGGAACAGGAAAGAAACCGACCCATAATGAACTGTTTGGATTTCCTCTGAAGTATTCAGCAATGTGATAATGCCAAACTGCCTGTTTTGAAGCAACACCACCTGTAAATTGTGTCAATGTTCCGGCTATCGTTGCACCGGCAGACAAAGTGACAGCAATTGGCGTACCTGAATTGACAGCAATACCTAAGCCTTTTCTTGCCTTGATAGCAACAGAGCCTACAGTGTTGATTGCAGAATAACCATGTGTTCTAGTTTCTGCATTGATCACCGCTGCAATTCCGTCACCAAGTTTTCCAACAGTCGTGTCACCGGCAACCTTTGTATAAGTGCCAAGATCAACAACATTTCCAAGGGGTTCAGTTACCTTGATGTTAATACTATCGTTGTTTGCACCAACAGCAGTAACAAGGTAAATTCCACCGGCCTGAGTTTCGTCTGAGTAGTCAGCCTTAATTCCGGCATTTTCTGCATCCACAATCGAAAACATCTGTTTGATGTTCGCAAGTGCTGTGAATCCAGAAGGCAAAGTGCCAGTATAGAGAATCAAACCGGAAACAAAATCTTGTCCGGCTGCAACCCTTTTACTAGCACCCTGCCCTTTTATGAATGTAATATCGCCTCTCATTTAATTATTTTTTTTCACCTTTTTGGGTGATGGTTGAGATTCTTGAATTACTTCTTCTACGACTTCAGGCACATCTTCCGTTGCTACGTCTGTTGGAACTTCTTGTTCAACAACTTCTTCAGCAACTTCTTCCGGTTGAATGTCCTCAACGGTGATTTCCTCAACATTGATTTCTTCGTCCTTTTGCCCTTCGTCTTCCAGTTCGTCAACGTTTGAATCTTTGTTTTCGTCCTGATCTAAATCTTCATCCAGATCATCTTCGTCTTCAGTTGATTCAACGTCTTCACGTGTGATTTCTTCGCCACCATTTTCAGGGTGTAAATGAAACTCACCGTCTACCGTTACCCAAATTGTGTTGATATGTGGTAAGGCTGCGAAGACTTTCTTAGGTTCAGTCATGGTTATCGACTCCCTTCAATCCAGACAGTGCCATTAAAGATAAATCGCAACCAATATTTTGTGCTTGGTGCGATTGCAAGGTTTCCTTTGTTATTGGCAAATCCAGACCCGAATGATACCGTTCGTGTAGAAGTATCTGCGGTAAAAAGGATATTCAACTTGTCGTACTTGGCTGCATTCGTTACGGTTGAAGTTACGGTTGCATCACCAGTCAAGGTTGCTACATCAATAACTGTTTCGTAATAATTCGGATTGACAGTGATGGTAGATGAATAGGTTTTAGCTACTACACCATACGTCAAGACCCTGCCGGTGTTGTCCTGATTTTTAGCAGTTCCGAATCTTGGCGTTACCGTTTGAGCCGATGCCAGAAGGCAAAAGGCCATTATGAATAGAATAGAAATAAACTTTTTCATTGTACTGTTTTTTTAAGTTTCTACTTGGTTAAATTCTTACCGTACCACAGGTGATTTAAACCGTAAAACTACCGGCTGTCAAAGTAGTGTACAAGAACACTTCTTCAGAGAAACCGTACTGAGTATCGAACTTCATCAAGCCTTTCAGGAAGAACAATTCTGAGTTGTTTTGCAATCTCATTAACTGAAGGTTGTTGTCTTCAGCACTGTTCATACCAACATACAAGTTGGAACTTACATCATCCAGACCTTCACAGAACAAAATCGTATCATCTGGCAAACCGGCCAACGGAACGATCTCATATCCTTT